ACAGAAAAAATTCGACAGGATCTGTATTTGCAGGTAGAACTAGATTAAGAGGAATTATTCTTGCATCAGACGGTGGTGGTGCAGGGCAAGTTACATTAAGAGATGGTAATTCAGTAGATCAATTTATCGCTGACGTGCCAAATGGAGATGTCTTTGCATATAATTTAGCTGAAGATGGAATTCTATTTGAAGGTGGGATGTCAGTTCAAGCAATTTCGAATGCAACTGTAACTGTTATAATAGATAAGTAGGAGGCTAGATGGCTAACACAACTTCTGGAACAACTACTTTTGATAAAAATTTTGCTATCGATGAAGTAATAGAAGAGGCCTATGAAAGAATTGGTCTACAAGGTGTTTCAGGTTATCAATTAAAAACAGCTAGAAGATCTTTAAATATATTATTTCAAGAGTGGGGAAACAGAGGACTTCACTATTGGCAAATAGCCAATAATGATATTACTTTAGTAGATGGTCAAGCAGTATATACAATGTTTAGATCAACAGGCGACGGCACATCGGACGCAACAGCAGTTTATGGTGTTGATGATGTATTAGAAGCTTCTTTTAGAAATTCAGATAATATAGATTTTCCTTTAACAAAAATTAACAGATCCAATTATCAAGCTCTTTCAAATAAATCTTCAAAAGGTGTGCCAACACAATATTATGTTCAAAGATTTATAGATAAGGTAACGATAACTTTATATCTAACACCTGGAAGTGATGAAGCAGGAAAAAAATTAAATTATTACTATGTTAAAAGAATTCAAGATGTAGGTGATTATACAAACGCATCAGACGTTCCTTACAGATTTGTACCATGCATGGTTTCTGGTTTAGCTTTTTATTTAGCACAAAAATATGCACCAGATAGAATACAGGCTATGAAATTATATTATGAAGACGAATTACAAAGAGCATTATCAGAGGATGGATCATCTTCTAGTTCTTTTATAACACCTAAAACTTATTACCCGAGTGTGTAATGGCAAAATTATCTAGTGGAAAATATGCAAAATTTATTTCAGATAGATCTGGTATGGAGTTTCCATATAAAGAGATGGTTAAAGAATGGAATGGATCAAGAGTTCACATATCAGAATTTGAACCTAAACAACCACAATTAGAACCAACTAGATACTCTGGAGATTCGCAAGCTTTGAAAGATGCAAGACCTGCAAGAACAGAACCTGCAACACAAAATTTATTACCACCAGACCCTTTTAGTTTAACATCTGGCTCTGCAAGTGTAACAGTCACAGAGCCTAATCATGGTAGATCTAATGGTGATACTGTTAGATTTAGAAATGTAAATGGCAGCCCTGGAGGTTTAGCTTTTACAGTGTTTGAAAATTCATCAGGATTTAGTATAAGTAGTGTAACAACTAATACTTATGTGTTTGATTGTGGATCAAACGCAACAGTAACAGAAACATCAGGAGGATTGACAGTAACTGCAGGCCCAGTTACACAATTAGCATAATGGCAGGATTAAGTGCATCAGGATTAAAAACACAAATTAAGAGTTATACTGAAACAGATTCTAACGTTTTAACAGATGCTGTTTTAGAAAATATTATATTAAACGCACAATATAGAATATTTAGAGATGTTCCTATCGATGCTGATAGAAAACAACAAATAGGTAATTTAGTTACAGGACAAGAAACAATTAATGCTCCTGCAGGTGCAGTTTTTATTAGAGGAATACAGGTTTATGATTCAACATCAGCCACTACAGGAGCTAATGTTTGGTTAGAAAAAAAAGATGTTACATATCTTCAAGAATATATTTCTTCAACCGAGTCTGCTAAAAGAGGTCAACCTAAATATTATGCAATGTTTGGTGGTGCTACAGGAGAGTCTGATACTACCTCTGGAAGAATGATGTTTGGACCAGTCCCTGACACAACCTATAAATTTAGAGTGCATTATAATGTTGCCCCTGCTTTATTAGAAAATAATGATACTAATTATATTAGTCTTAACTTTCCAAACGGCTTATTATATTGTTGTTTGGCTGAGGCTTATAGTTTTTTAAAAGGCCCTGCAGATATGTTGACTTTGTATGAAAATAAGTATAAACAAGAGGTAGAGAAGTTTGCTAGTGAGCAAATTGGAAGACGAAGAAGAGATGATTATACTGATGGTACAATAAGAATACCTCTACCTTCTCGTAATCCATAACTAAGGAGAAAAATATGGCAATAACATCGGCAATTTGTAATAGTTTCAAACAAGAGATTTTACAAGGTATACACAATTTCACAGCATCGTCTGGTGATACTTTTAACTTAGCTTTATTCACAAGCAGCGCTACTTTAAATGCTAGTACAACAGCATTTGCTACAAACCCTGGAGGGGGTTCTAACACTGAAGTGTCAGGATCTGGATACACTACAAAAGGAAATGCTCTTACAAGTGTAACTCCAACTCTAGATTCATCAACAGCTGTTTGTGATTTTGCAGACACGAGTTTTACTTCTGCATCTTTCACAGCAAGAGGTTGTATGATTTTTAATGATTCAGCTTCGGGTGATCCAGCGGTTTGTGTAATTGATTTTGGATCAGATAAAACTGTAACAAGCGGAACTTTCACAATTCAATTTCCAACAGCAGACGCATCAAACGCTATTATCAGAATAGCATAAGGAGGAAATCCTTATGTCAACTACCTGGGGACAAAATTCTTGGGGCGATAACTCATGGCAATCTAATACTGTAACCATAACACCTACAGGATTTTCTAGTTCTTCTTCAGTTGGAAGTGGTACAAACATGGGTGTGCCTCAACAAGGTTGGGGTGGTAAGGCTTACGGTCAAAACGAGTGGAATGAATTATCAGATAATACTGTATCATTAACTGGTTTTGGATTAACAACTTCTTTAAACTCGGATGGATTATTATCATTTCAATCAAATGGTTGGGGTAGAAATGCTTGGAACGTTGGTCCTTTTGGAGAAAGTTTTAATCCTGTAGTAACTTTAACTGGATTTGGTTTAACTACATCTGTCGGTGATGGAACTAATATGGGTGTTCCTCAAACAGGATGGGGTGGAAGAACTTGGAGCACCGGTGAGTGGGGAGCTGTTAATGATAACAGTGTTGAAGTTACAGGTTTAGAATTATCTACAACTGTTGGTACAGTAGAAGCGTACAACGAAGTTGGTTGGGGCCGTGATGGTTGGGGTGAAGAATTTTGGGGTGAATCAAATGATGCTCATGCAACATTAACAGGTTTTGAATTACAATCGACTTTAGGTAATAGCACTTGGGGTGCTAAAGCTTGGAATAATAATGCTTTTGGTACATTTACTCTTGATGTAGATGATTTATCACTTGGTATTACATCTCCTGGTGCATTAACCTCATCTATTGGAACAGCGACTATGCGTGGTGATGTTCCTGATTTAGTTCCAACAGGTCAATCAGCAACTGCATCACAAGGGTCACTATCTCCTGCGGATGTGATGAGCCCAACAGGACAATCAGCAACAGCTTCTGTTGGAAATTTATCTCCTGCAGATGTAATGGGTGTATCTGGAGTTGGTGCAACAACAGCAATAGGTGATGTGGCTATCACCACAAATCCTATAATTATTCCTACAAGTTTATCTATGACTTCTGCACAAGGAGCACTATCTCCTGCGGATGTAATGGGAGTAACAGGACAATCAGCAACAACTTCTGTTGGCTCTCCATCACTTAAAATTGATGCTACATTTACGATAGGAGGATTGTCTACAACATCTTCTGTAGCTGCATTCGGAACTTCTACAGGCTTTGGAATTCAAGCATATCAAGCAGTTGACACAGGTTCAAATTCATCATATACAGATGTTGCAACTGGATCAAATACAAGTTATAGTAACGTTGCATAGGAGAAAAATATGGCATCAACATTTACACCTTTAGGAATAGAGCTTCAAGCAACTGGTGAAAACGCCGGTACATGGGGAACAAAAACAAACACTAATTTAAGCATTATTGAACAAATATCTGGCGGATTTACTCAACAATCAATAGCTGGAGGTGCACAGACTACAACATTATCAGTTTCTGATGGATCAACTGGTGCGGTTCTAGCACATAGAATGATAGAATTTACAGGCACAATTACAGGAAATCAAATTGTTACAATTCCTTTAGATGTACAAACTTTTTATATTTTAAGAAACTCAACTTCAGGATCACATACAGTTCAATTTAAATATGTTTCTGGATCAGGATCAACTGTAACTTTCTCAGCAACTGATAAGGGAGATAAAGTTGTTTTTGCTGCAGCTAATGATGGTACAAATCCAGATATTAAAGAGATTGCTTTAGGTTTAACAGAGATATCTGAGGACACATCACCTCAACTTGGTGGTAACTTAGATACAAATGATAATAACATAATTATAGATGACGCTCACGGTATTTTAGATGAAAATTCTAACGAACAAATTGTATTTCAAACAACATCGTCAGCTGTAAACCAATTCGATGTCACTAACGCTGCAACAGGTAATGCACCAAGCATTTCTGCTACAGGTGATGACACAAATATTAGTTTAAATTTAGTTGCAAAAGGAACTGGATCTGTTCAATCGAATGGATCAGCAGTTAAAGTTGCAGGCAAAGAAAGTATTTGGGTTCCTGCAGTGGCCATGTATCCTAACACTACAAATGGTGCTGGAGCTCTTACTCAAACAGAATTAGGAAATGGACCAGAACTTAAAGCGCTGCCTTTTGATAAAACTTCTGACGAGTTTGCACAATTTGCAATTGCTTTTCCTAAATCATGGAACGAGGGGACAGTAACCTTTCAAGCATTTTTCACAGCAGACTCAACAGATACTGGTACTGCAAAATTTACATTAGCTGGTGTAGCATTAGCAGACAACGATAGTCTTAATACTGCTTTTGGAACAGCAGTTGGACCATCTGCAAAAGCACACAGTGGAACAGCAAACGATTTAGACGTCACAGCAGAAAGTGGAGCAGTTACAATAGCTGGTTCACCTTCAGTAGATGAATATGTTTTCTTCGAAGTATCTAGAGACGTGTCAGAGGATGATCTAGATGCTGATGCAAAACTTCTTGGAATTAAATTATTCTTTACTACTGACGCTGCTAACGACGCGTAATAAAAGGAGTATAGAGTATGTCATCATTCGGATATAGAATCCTAGGTCTAGGAGGAGGAGCTGGAGGACCACCATATCAAATAGATCACCTTACAATAGGTGGAGGTGGAACTGGCG